TGATCTTTTGAGTAATGATCCGCAGGAATGGCGATTGAGGTCAAGTTGAACGTGACGTTGACAGAACGGCTGCCAAATTCATGGTCTGCATCTACAAAGTTGTGCGTGGCTGTTGTGGTCTGCCCTGCAGCTGAAGGACTGCTGCCTTTTATCTCCCAAGTGAAAGCCCCTGAGCGCCCAATCTCTACATCAGGCGGATACCACTGATCAGTGCCATCAACGCTTAGGCGAGTCAATGAGGAGATCTGTCCTAGCTCGTGTGTCTTAGTACCCCAAACAACAGAGCCACCTGCATAGTCATTGCGGTCAACATCGTCGTTGTATAGAACGAGGTTGCCGTCAGGCTGCATTTTTAAGGTGTAGCCGTTTGTGTTTGTGCCACGTTCTGTCCCTGAACTCCAAAGCGCATGGTCTGACGATCCACCCGGCTTTTTGTAAATCACAAAGTTGCCATCAGCTTGCACCTTTGCGATGAACCAACCGTTGGTAGAAACCAGCGCGTTGCCTTCTGTCAGCGTTGAGCCAGTGGTTAGTTTTTCTTGGTTTGTTGAGTATCCAAAGCCGGTCGGGTTAGATCGCGAAAGCGCCTCGCCATTGATCGTGAACTCATCTGAGCCGGTGTAACCACACTCCTTGCTCTTGTATTCCCACTGGCACAGGTTCTGCATCACAAGACGACGCGGAGCCTTTGTGTTTGCCATATCAAAAGACGACACCAGCTCAAACTCAACAAAATCCCTGTTTTCGGAAACTTTGCGGTCGATGTAGTAAACCTCCTTTGGCAGCTGCGCGTTTGCTCCAGAGTCAGGGTTGCCGTAGGGATTGACGCCGTTCTCCCAATTATCGCTATCAAGAAAACGGCTGAGGGTGCGGATCCTTGTTACCCGTGCGCCAGAAAGGTCGTTGCCTGGGGTGATTTGGTTAATGCCCAGCAGTAACGCTGTCATCTGGCTCTGCAAGTTGGCAAAGCGGATCGACGGCCTGGGCAGCGTGCCATCACCGCTAAACTCAAACCCTGATGCCTCTACAGGCAAGGGTATATATGGCGTGCCGCCATACTTAATAGAAAAAGCGTCAAGGATGTCGTCTGCGTTGCTAGGGACGGTCGTCTTGCGGTTGCGGCCTGCGTGGAAGTAATACTCCTCATCAGAGCCGTGCAGATCTTGAAATAGCTTCAGCTCAAACAGCTCAATGATTGCAAAAGGGCCGGAGTTGAGTAGCTCAACAAAAGCAGTGCTCATGGCTCAATGACTTCTTGGAACGTTGCAGTAATCGTTGCCCTGTTTAGATACGGTATGGACTTCGACCAGTCTTGGCAGATCCACTTGTAGGTCTCCGAATCATCCGGTGGCGACCAGTCAAAGTGTTCTGCTCCACCGCGAGCTTCAAGGAAGGTTTCGATAGTGTCGGCGTCAGTTTCAGACACCTCAAACTTCAAGCTCCAGGTCTTCAGGTCCGTATTAAGGCCAAAACGCAGGCGCTGGCTATAGCCATCACCTAGCTGCACGTTTCGCACAGTCGGCCTGCTGCGCTTGCTTGCCCCGTAGGTAGGGTTGATCGAAGGGAAAGTAGCCATCAGCGGGTAAGCAGACCACCAGGCCGCTTCTGTTTAATCAATTCTGCCTGCACTGCCTGACCAATCAAGCGGCCAAGTTGATCGGCGTTGCCTCGGTTGCCCTGGACCTCGGTGCCAGACGCATCGACATTCACAACGACGCTAGTGCTGCCGCCTAGCTGGTTATTAGGAATAATCGTTCCCGCACGGTCTGGAACAAACAGCTCGGGGCCACGCTCGCCAACGATCGACGGACGGCCGACTGGAGGGCGACCACCGTTAGCAAACATGCCAAGCAAGCCAGAACCGCCTGTCCCGTCTTGGTTTTTAAAGGATCCAATGCCTCTTGCGAGAAAGATTTTACCTAGCTGCTTAAGGATGCCAGAGAAAGATTCAGCAAGAGATTTGGAACCCTCAATAGCTTCGTAAATGCCATCTACGATTCCGTTTTGTATTACATCAGCGATCTTTTGATATTGCTTTTCTTGCTCAGTAAGAGCAGTTGTTGTATCTTTTTCAGCTGCGTTTCTCGCAATAGCAGCTTCTTTAGTTTGGAAAGTTGCCTGCATAACCTCCCTTAGGGGCTTGAGCTCATCTTCAGTAAGCTGCGGAAACTGCCTCTTAAGATCTGCTTGCGCAAAAGCATACTCGAGCCCGCGACGTTGCTTGTCTGTAATGTCTGCATTAAGGAGTCCCTCACGCTGCAACGCCCTTATTCGATCTTGCAAAGTGCCCTTCTGCGTAGCTCTTTGCTTATCGAGCGTTTCCTGCGCCTGTTTTGCCTTAAGACGCCTTTCTTCGGCTTCTGCAGCTAGACGAGCTGCTTCTGCATCTTGTTGCGCTGCTAATGCTGTCGCGTTTGCAGCGTCTTCTATTTCACCAAGGCGACCAAGAATTTTCCCTTGGCTTGTGTCAATAGCATCTAACTCTCTCTGGATTCTTTTGCGCGTTCCTGCGTCGTTGCGGTTAGTGCCGAGCCCCTCCATCTGCGCTTCGAGCACTTGCCTGCGCGCATCGAGTTGCTTACTTGCGGCCTCTAAAGCCGCCTTGCCGCCGCCCTCTATAAGGTCATTAAATTCTTGCTGAACCCTATTAGCCTCAACGATTTTTCCGACAACTAAATCGATGGCAATAAGCATTGCGCCGAAAGGCAATGCTGCCTTTAGCCCTATCATTGCAGCCTTAAGTTTTATTGTTGCGAAGCGCAAAAGCACTATTTTGCCCTTTGCTGTAACAAGCATCGGGATTGCCTTCGCAAGAAAATTAACTATTGCCGCTTTTTGCAGCAACATAAATGCTTTTTGCGCAAGGAGAACCTTAACCGTAAATCCAGCCATCGAGACGGCTGCCTTGATTGCCTCGGTGTCTATGCCCCGGACAAACCCGATGAAAGATTGCAGCAAGGCGTTTAGATCTTTCAGCGAATCTTTCAAACCAGGGCCGAACACCTCGTCAAAACTACGCGCTAGGTTTCCAACGTTGTTGATTATCCGCTCGACCTGACCCGATACAGTATCTGCCATCTCCTTAGAAGCTTGAGCAGCAGCGCCAGCCGAGTTCGCTTGATTGTCTAGGTTTTTGTTGAACGTTTTAAGTTTGCCGCTAGTAAGAGGCAGAATCGCAGCAATAGCCTCAACACTGCCAAATAGTTTTGTCATCTCGACTTCACTGCCGCCAGTCTTTTCGACAACGTCTGCTAAGAACCCGCCAAACCCATTTGCTTTGATCGCAGCAGAAGAGAAGTCGATGCCTAGGTTCTTTGCTGCATCCTGAGCCTCTTTTGTTGGCTTGATTACGCTCGCGATAACTTGCCGCAGACCGGCAAAGGTTGATTCGATTGGCAAGCCTTGCGCTGTGACTGTTGAGATAGCCGCATTCAGTTCGTCAATACCAACACCGGCAGCAGCAGCGATTGGCGCAACGCGACCAATCTGTTGCGCGTATTGTGCGACGACGATTTTGCCGTCATTCTGCGTTTGTATAAATCCGTCTACGAGTTTTGCTGCTTTGTCAGAGCTAAGCCCGTAAGCATTTAGAACAGACGTCGTTGCGTTAGCAACTGTATTTAAATCAGACAGGCCGCCTTTTGCGCCGAGGGCAGAAGCCTTAAGAATCTGCGCCGCACTTGCTGCATTATTAAATCCAGCAGAAGCAACGTCGTAAGACGCTGCGAGCAGCTTAGTTTCGCTAACCGTTCCTTTCAGCTCCTGGCTCACCCCTGCAAGCTCTTTTTTCAGCCTTTGGGAATCAACACCGAGAGTCCGTACCGCAGCAGCCGCGTCCTCTGCCTCTTGGAAACCTCTTAAAATCCCACCTACAGCACCAACGCCTGCGAGAGCGGCCGAAACCTTAGCAACAGTTCCTTGTAAAAGCTGAGCAGCTTTATTGACGCGATTTAGCTCGCGCTCTGCGCCTCTACCGTCGACCCTAAGGCGTACAGACGACTCAACTGCCACAGATCCGCCCTAGCAATAGTTCAATGTTACCGCCGACTGCGGCGTGCGCGATCAGCCGCTTTCTCTTCCTCTTCTTGCTTTAGCTGGTGAAAAGCAGCGAAATGCACAAGCTCCGCATCGGTCAATTCCGTGCGAAGCCTGCTCACGGTCATGCCAAGTTCGCAGGCCAGGAAGAACTCATAAAAAGCCCACCTGTCCTGCTTTAGTCGTTTTTTGCGTCTTCGATGCTCGTCTCTTCGCCTAAACCGAAAAGAAACAACTCGAGCTCGTTAAGAACCGACTCAGGCAGCTTCCGCTGTAGCTTTGCTGCGTCGCCTGATGAAAAGGCCTTAGTGCCATCCTCAAGCTCGGCTACTTGACACAGCATGTTTGTGCTGATGTCTAAAGCTTCTTCTGTACCGGCCAACTGCTGCGCCTTCTTCCGATCAGATCTTGTGATCGGCTTAAAATAAAGATCGACGAGCTTGTTGCCGGCAGTGTCTTTCAGGACGTACTTACGACGCTGGTTGAGGTCAAACGCCCCAACCAGCATGTCAACGGTGCGCTCTTGTGCAGGCATTTAGGCAATATCTTTATCGCCCAAACTATAGCCCTATATTAAGCGTTAGATGAAATCGTGCCGCTGGTAACAAAGCTGCAGCTAACAATCACGAGCTCACCGACCGTAGAAGTAATCTCTGCGTCGGTGACAATACCCGCAAAAGTAAACGAGTCAGCGTCGTTAGTGTTGCCAGCGCGGAACAACTCAAACGATGCGTCTGTAGCGTCGCTGGCCTTCAAGACATCATCAAAAAATGCTTTTTGGGTGGATTCACCTTCGTTGAAAACAAGCTCAACGGTGCCAGAACCGCTAATCATGCTGCCGACAAACGACCGGAAGGTGTCGCCGTGATCAGAGACGTCGAGCGTTTCTTTAGTGATTGACAGGCTCCAGCTTCGAGTACCGACTACAACGGCGAGGCTGCCGCTGCCGGTCTCAAATTCGACTGAGCCTTCTTCTCCGCGAAGGATTGCCATGGTCAGAGTTCCTCGATGAATTCAAAGGTCACACGGACCTGAGTTTGGAAATAGCCCTCGGGAGCTGGCACAGCCAAGGCCTCTGGACCGGTTGGTGCGTCGAAGTAAACCCCCGACACGATGGCCCTATTGTACAAATCACGGACACGTTTTCCAATAACGTAGTTCGCGCCTGGGCCAACTCCTTTAGCACTAAAGATGTTAATGAGGAGCAAGCCGACAATGCGGTTTTGCGAGTCTGTCGTTCCTCCGTGCCCTAAATACTCGCTACCGCCAAAGGTCGTTAAACACTGAACCCACGAAGAGCCCGGTGTTGGCTCGTAGGCCATATTGTGAAAAACGATAGGGATTGCTGGGCTGCTAGCAAGCTCTGTCGCCAATCGACCCTCGATCGTGGCCCTGATTGTGTTGAGATCAGCGGCAGCCATTAGCTCTCCCTAACGATCTTTCTGTACTGCCTTTGTGACCAGGATTCAAGTTCCTTACCGATTATGTCGGGGAAGCCTGGGACAGTCGGAGGCGTCGATCGTGTTCTGTACACCCCGCCCCACGATTCAGGCAGGCTCGTGCCGTAGCAAACCGGCTCTGCATATTCCTGGCGGTTGTTAACCTCGCCGACAAAGCCCTCGACCCTACTTTCCCAGGCGCCTCGTAGTGCGTTTGTATCGACAGGGGTTGCCTTCTTTACTCGAGCCTCCCACTCAAGCGTCGTCACCCTGACGAGCTTTAACACCTCGCCCTCCATATGCTTTCCGATTTGATCGAAGCGGATCTGACGACGTGCCATTGTTAAGCCCTCAGGATTAACTCGTGGGTGATCGGCTCGTTCGCTTGCTCAGTCGTGTCGACTCGGATGATTTGATGAACGACGGTAGAGATCACAACACGATCCTTAGTCTCAGGAGTCGTTGTTAAATCGGTCGCAGCGACGATTAAACGCTTGTCACCCGCCTGGATTAGCTCATTAACCTCGCGCAGGCTTACGTCCTGCACGACGCCTTTGATGTCTGTATCCGACTCGGTTTCAGCAATGACGCCAGTCGTCGTGTTGTAAGTTCCCGCCGTCACATAACGAATCGTCACATCACCACCAAACTTGTTGATGACCTTGCCTGCAACACTCTCTAGCGACTTCGAGAGGCTCATGCTTCGTAGGCAATAACGGTGCCGCTTGTAAGGGTGATGCTTGTTACCTCGAGGCCTTCAATACAGGCAGAGGTGTTGATGTTGATTCCTTCGACGGTCGAAGACCCGTTTTCGGTAATAGCAGCAGTAGTCATCGACGCGATGACTGAGTTCTCAAGCGCCATAATTTTTACGAACCGACCGGTATGGGCTGCGGTGTTCGTGATGATTGTCGCCTTAGTCGGCGCATACCCGTAGCCCATGATCAGCTCCGTTTAATGGCGATGTTGCCTGGTCCGCTAATTCTAAGACCCGTCAAGTACCTTTCAAACATCGGCGGAACACGATCAGCACCGATCGCGCCAGTCTTGTCAGGGGTTACATCAAGGCTGCCGATCTTGACGTTTTTAAAATCCTCGAGGCCGCCAAGGCTTATGCCTTCAACGTTGTTTTTCAAATAAACAGCAAGCTCGACCTGCGCTCGTTTGATCTGATCCGGAATCTCCGAATCGGTGAAGTAATCCTCAGAGATCCGAAATGGGAACCCAGTTGCGTAAGTGTTGACGTAGGTGTCTGGCTTTCGCACGCCCGTCCGGGGCCATTGCAAGGCCTGTGTATCGTCTGCCCTCGCCCCAATGAAACGCTCGCGGTCTAGGCGCTGTGCAGCAGCAGTAAGAGCCCGATTGCGTAAATCATCAGCACCGGTACTCCAGGCACTTACGTCGGCGCTACTAATCATCGCGTCAACGTAAGCGTCAGCCGCCGCCAGTGTTATGTAGCTGTTGGCGCTTGCGCCGCCCGCTGTTGCGTCGATTGTTACTGCCATCGGGCTTCACGGTAGAAGTCTTTTTGGTCGGACTTTCGGGAGCAGAGGCCGCCGCTAATGCAGCAGCCTCTCGTTCCTTCATCCGCCTAAAGGCGAACAGACCCATCAGGAGCTAGCGCCCTTCAGAGCTACGAAGCTAAGCACGATGGCTTCGCTAGCGGTTGAACCGACGTTCGCCACAGTGATCTTGAACGAACCAGCAGCGATGCTGTTGGCTTGAACCAGATAGCTACCAGCGGTGCCGGCAGAGCTGTGGTTAACCACCACTACATCAGTAGCGGCGATTTTGTCGTTGTTGACCTGGAAGGTCACCTCGGCAGCACCGGCAAGCTCAGCGCCTGCCATGGTAATTAGAGAGCCCGCTGTTGCCTCAAAAATAGATGCCATTGTCAGGATCCCCCTCAGTCAAGGTTGCTGGTGTTGGTGATCCGCACAATGCCGAGGTTGTTGGTCTCGTAGACCTTCGTCCAGTTGCCAACGGTCTCGAGCTGAGCGCGAGTCGGGTTGGAAACGGACGTCGAGAACTTCGAGCCGACAGGGTGGTACACGTAGTGCAGATCGATCGACATCGCATCACTCTTGGCGAGGATGTCGCGATCAGTCTCTGTCTGGAGACCGAGCTGCTCACCGGATGCAACGGCACCCTGCGTGAACATATAGGTGGCATATTCGGTAGAAGAACCGGAGCCAGCGGTCTGCACATCTGCAGACACGATTACACGCATTCCCATGAAGGTAGGAACCTGCACGGAGCCAAAGGCAGGCGCGGTAGAACCCTGGGAAGCAGCGGTGTCAGCAGCACCAGAATCGTCGTAGACGAAATCAAGCGCACGCCTTTCCATCAGGTCGTAATACACCTTGGGGTGTACGCAGATGGCGGTGAGCTTTTCGCCTTGGTCGCCAAGCAGGGACTTGCCTTCGACGATCTGGCGGGGGCCAAGAACGGTCGGGGTGTCGCCGGTTTCGCCGTCAACAGCAAGCGCGGCGTACGCAGCAGAGCTGGTATCACCAACTGCGCCGAAGACGCCAGCCAGGCAGGACAGCAGATCTTTCTGACGCTGGTTTGCGATGTAGTCGGCGATCTTTGCGCCGATCGCAGCCATCGGGTCGGAACCTGCGGCCAGTGCAGCGAGGTCACGGGACTCAAAAGCGCGACCACGGTGCAGGACAGCAGCAACCTGCTTGTCTGCGGTGATCTTGCCAGGAGTCAGGGAAGAGCTATCAGTCAGACGCTCGAAATCGCCCGACAGATTGGCTTTGTAAAATGGGACTTGAATGAAGTCGCCACCATCATCTGCGGCATTTAGCTCGGCCATAGGCTGCACCACACCGGAAGCCAGGAAGGCATCACGCTGAGTGGTTTGCTCAATGACATAGGGCGTAAATACCTCTGGGATGATGATGTCAGAGCGAAGAGTCGCCATGACTGATCCTCAGAAATAAGATTTACGGTGTGGGCACAGCCCTTGGCTTGGCACAGCCTTGCCTTGCGTTGATGTTAGCGGTTAGCCGCTGCTTTCAACCTCTCATACATATCGCGGTCTGTGCGAAAAAGACGCGATTGTTCTGTGAGATTAAAACTCTCTTT